AAGTGGCACAACAATATTAGGTGCAAATAAATTAACACTTGATGCAACAGAAAAAACAAGTACAACTGCGGCCGCAGCAACAAGTTATGTAACCACATCTATTGCTGACGATGCAGAAATTTCAATAGATGTTTTTTCTGCTGGTGTAAATGCTAAAGGATTAAAAGTAATTTTTTATTATACAAGTTAATTATGACTATAACATATATTAATCAAGCAATCAGATATGTTCCACCTTCAGGTGAACAAGATTTCACCTCATTTGCTGGAGCTATTGATTGGATAGTGCCAAGAGGAGTCCACACAATTTCTGTTTTTGTCTGTGGTGGAGGCGGCGGAGGAGCTTGTTCTAGTACCAATGCTGCAACAGGTGGTGGTGGAGGAGATACAGCTTGGGGTAACAACATAAATGTAACTCCAGGTGAAGTTTTGTATGTACAGATAGGTGCCGGCGGTGGCCAAGGTTCTGGTTCTGGTTCCGCTGGTGGTGCTGGCGGCGAATCATTTATTTCAAGAGATGGTATTAGATTAATAAGTGCAGCCGGCGGAGGCGGAGGCGTGATTGGACCAAGTGGATGTACATCTCCAAGCGGCACAACATCAACTTATAGTTTACCTTCGTCTGATTATGGATTAGGTGGTTATTCAGCTTCTACAGCAAGCGCAGCAAGTGAAAGAAGCACTGGCGGCGGAGGCGCAGGCGGATATGAAAGCACTTATCGTGGCGGTAGCGCTGTTGGTACAACAACTTATGCTTCGGGCGGTGGCGCTGGCGGCGCTGGGCGTTCCCAAGGCGGCGGTGGAGGTGTTGGTCCTTGGGGCCAAGGTAGCAGTGGAGCCGCAGGAGCATCTGGAAATGCCAACGGAAATGGAGGATCAGGAGGATCTCCAGTAACAAGTTATATCACATCAGTAGGTAACGTTGGAGCCACCGCATGGTCACCACATGGATGGTGTCTACATGGAGCATTATTTGGTGGCGGAGGAGGAGGAGGTCAAGGGGAAAACTCTGGCACTAGAGGTGGTATTGGTGCTAGAGGTTGTGTGAGAATTATTTGGGGAGAAAATAGAAGTTATCCAAGCACTAACACAGGACCCCAATATAATGGTATATCAGGATCAACAGGTGGTGCAGGATTTACTGGACCCGGCACTACTTCTTGGACTGTTCCTGATGGTATATCAACTTTTTCTGTATGTTGTATTGGTGGCGGCGGTGCAGGAATGCAAGGGACTTCAACAACAGGTAAAGGATCAGGAGCTGGAGGAGGTTTAGGTTGGGCTTTTTTTAATTGTATTCCAGGAGAAACATTTACGGTTGTCGTTGGTGCCGGAGGACAATCTACAGCAGTAAATACTGTTACGCAAGGCAGTTCCAGTTCTATAACACGCAACGTACAGTTTAAAGGATTTATTACAGGAACAACACTACACGTAGTTGAAATGATTTCAGGATTAATTACAACAGGTCAAACAATAACAGCTGCAGCAGGCGTAACTGCATGTGGTATAGATCAATTTATATCAGGTGCCCAAACAACATATAAGTATGGTGGAGTGGGTGCATACACAGTTGGTGTATCACAAACTGTAGGTTCATTCACAAATTTAACCACATTCAATGCAACTGACATATTGTTGACAGCAACTGCTGGAGAATCTGCCAGAGCTGTTAGTGGCGGCAACCCAGTTGGAGGATCATATTCAGTAAGTGGCCGGGCTTTAGGTAGCGGTGGAGGTAATGGTGGAATCGGCGGAATAAGCAGTTCATCAACCACAGCTCGAGGCGGCGGCGGCGGTGGCGCCGGTGGGTACAATGGTACCGGCGGAAATGGAAGAGGTGCATCTGCAACGACGGCGGGAGGGAATTGGCCTGTATCAGCAGGCAATCCAACAACCACTCTTAGTGGTGCAGCTACCGGCGGCGCAACTGGGGCCACGGCGCTTAGTGCTGGCGCAGGCGGCGGCGGAACTGGTTTTGGTGGACAAGGACCCGACGGTAATGCGTACTCCGGAACAGGTAGTTATTATTCATCTGCGTCACAACCATCAGTAATAGCGGGTCTCCCTGGTAGTTTTGGATCATATGGAGCAACTAGAGCAGGCAGTGCTGCAGGTGGTAATTACGGCGGCGGCGCAGGTGGTGCAGGAGGTGGTTTTTCAAGTGGAAGATGTAATGGTGGTGAAGGCGCTGTAGGTATCTTTTATGGTGCAAGACAACCGTATCCAGATCCTGGGTTATAAAATTGTAAGGAGAAAATATGATTAGTAATTTTAATTTATACATAGAAATTAAAGATGGAGAACCAATTGGGCATCCATATTTAAAATCAAATTTGGAAGAATTTAATCCAAACTTTCTTGATCCGAATGCAGAAAGAAAGTTTTGTCAATTTGTGAGGGTACCAAAGCCTCTTCCACAAAAATGGGATGAAATTGTATTAGACAGTGTGGAGTATAAAATTATTGACGGCATTTGTTATGATGTTTGGACTATTCGTGATTTAACATCAGAAGAAAGACAAGAAAGATTAGATAACTTAGCCGCATCCAATCCTTATTCATCTTGGACTGTAGATGAAGTAAATTATGATTTAATTCCACCAACACCAAGGCCTAGTGAAGGTTCATGGGAATGGAATGAAGAATCGTTAAGTTGGATTCCTTATGTTGAACCAGAAGAACCCGAAACAACAGAATAAAAATGACAACACAAATAAAGTTACCTAATATAGACTCCTCGATTGATTATTCATCGTTGGTTGGTTCAGCATATGTTAAAGCAAACTCTGGTGCAACATTTGCTAATGCGGCTTTTACAACAGCAAATTCATCCGCAAACCTTTCAATGACGGTAGCTTTGAGTGATGAAACAACGGCGATAACTACGGGTACTGCCAAGGTAACTTTTAGAGTTCCATATGCAATGACGTTGTATCAACTACCAAGAGCATCATTGGCTACTGCAAGTACATCAGGTAATCCTACAGTTGATATAGATAAAAATGGAGTGTCGATTTTTAGTACACTTTTAAGTATAGATGCAAATGAAAAAACAAGCGTAACTGCTGCAACGCCAGCTGTTTTGTCTACAACTACTTTTGCAGATGATGATGAAATAACTATGGATATTTCTACAGCTGGAACGGCCGCAAAAGGATTAAAAGTTACTCTTTATTATAGAAGAACATGAGTTATCTTGTAAATTCTTACATTCTTGGACCAACCGGTATTGCTCCAGGGCAACAAGAATATACTACACCGGGCACATATTCATGGGTTGCACCTGAAGGTGTTACAAGTGTGAGTGTGGTTACAATTGGTGGTGGCGGTGCAGGTGGAGCTATGTGTCAAAATCAAACTTTACCATTCAGAATGGCCGGTGGCGGTGGCGGCGGCACAGGATGGAAAAATAATATTCCAGTTACGCCAGGAGTATCGTATACTGTAGTTGTTGGTGCAGGACAATCAAGTGTATCAGCCAACGTTACAATTAATGTATATCCAGGAAGACACACAACAGGTAATAGTTATTTTATTGATTTGTCTACAGTAGCCGGTTTCGGTGGATCAGGACCAACAAGTGCTGCAAGTGCCAATTCAGTTGGTGGCATCTTTGTTGGTGATGGTGGTGGTAATGGTGGTGGTGCAAGTTCAACTAATTCACCATCTAGTGCCAACTCTGGTGTTTGGGGTGGTGGCGGTGCTGGCGGCATGATTTCTACTGGAGGAGCTCCAGGTGTACAAGGTAGATCATGGCCAAGTCCTGGTGGCGGAACATTTGGTGGTTCTGCCGGTGGGCAATCTGATGCATCAGGACCCACTGTCACCGATGGTGTAACATATGGCGGCGCAGCTGGTGGTGGAGGATCCTCAGGTGTGGAAAACGGACCTTCATCAAGAGGTGGTGGCGGCGGCGGTCAAAGTCTAAACCGAATAGTGAGTGGCAGTGGTGGCGCTGCAATATACACCATTAGTGGCGTCAAAACTGGTACCATTTCGTATGGTGGTGCAACCAGCGGCACTTCAACCGGAAGTGGATCTACCAATGGTGATAATGGTACCACAAATGCATTTACAGCTGCTGGTGGATATGGTGGAAATTATGGTGGCGGCGGCGCAGCAGTGCGTAAAGGTCCCGGTGTGGTTGGTGGATTACCTGTGGTTAGTGGGTATGGCGCTGGAGGTGCAGTAAGAATTATCTGGGCAGGCACAAGACCAGGTGATGTGTCTCGTTCTTTCCCAGAAACAAATCTTAGCAATTTATAAAACGCAAGTGGAACGAAACATAAATATCCTTATTAGGGGGATATAATGGCAAAAACAATCATAACAAGAACGGCATTCAAAGATTATTGCTTGCGTAGGTTAGGATTTCCAGTAATCGAAATCAACGTTGATGATGACCAGGTAGAAGACCGTATTGATGATGCACTTCAATACTGGCAGGATTACCATTTTGATGGTCTACAAAAAGTATATTATATTAAAAAAATTGACCAAACAGATATAGACAATAGATACTTGAACATATCTCAGGCCAAAGATTCATCAAACAATGCATTACAGATTGCTGGTATAACCAGAATATTTCCTATTTCCGATTCACTATCTCAGGTCAATATGTTTGATTTGAGGTATCAACTACGTTTAAATGAATTGTATGATTTCACCTCAGCATCATACATCAACTATACAATGACATTGCAACATCTACGTATGTTGGAACAATTGTTCTCCGGTGAGGTTCCTATTAGATTCCAAAGACATATGCAAAGACTGTATATTGATTGGAGTTGGGGTCGCAGTGAGGCACCAATTGGTACAACAGTCATTGCAGAGTGTTATGCAGTGATTGATCCAGAAGTGTACACACAGGCTTGGAACGACCGTTGGTTGAAAGAGTATGCAACAGCACTTATCAAACGTTCATGGGGCAACAACCTTAAAAAGTTTAGTGGCATTCAATTGCCCGGTGGTGTTATGTTGAATGGTGATAAGATTTACGAAGAAGCCAAATCAGAGATTGATGCACTACATGCAGAAATTGGTGACAAATATGGTGCACCATTAGAATTTATGATGAACTAATATGGCAACCAGTGTATACTTCAATAACTACAACTCTCTTGCTGAACAGAGGGTAATTGAAGACTTGATTGTTGAATCAATCAAGATTATGGGTTTTGACGCATACTATTTACCTATTGAGAATGAGGAAGATAGAGACATTCTTTATGGTGAAGATCCAATTAAGAAATTTAGTTCTGCATTTCCAATTGAATTCTATCTATCCAGTTCAATGGAATACGGTGGTGAAAAAGAATTCTTCTCAAAATTTGGGCTCGAGATTAAAAACAATATTAATATTATATTGTCAAAGCGTTCTTTCTCTCAAAGAGTACCACAAGACAGATTCAATAGACCCCGTGAAGGTGATTTGGTCTATGTACCATTTTTAAATGGCACTGGTGAATTGTTTGAGATTAAATTTACTAATCAAACTAAAGATTTCTTTATGTTAGGCCGCAAGATTCCATATTTCTATGAATTGGAACTAGAGAAATTCAAGTACTCACAAGAAGTTATCGACACTGGTGTGGAAGATATTGATGATGTGATGATTCAATCAAGTTACACAATTGACCTGAATACTGGCACTGGCACAGGAACATATGTTCCTAGAGAAATTGTATTTCAATCTACTGACCGCACACAAGCAAACGCATCTGTGGTTGCAATAGTACAAGACTGGAACACTGTTAATGATATATTGAAAGTAACAAATGTTGCTGGTGAATTTGCCAATAACGTTGCAATCATTGGTGCAACAAGCAATGCACAATACTATCTATCATCATACAATCCATTAAAAGATAGTACAAGAAATGAAGCCTATGATAATGAATATCTGTTTGATAATGCAAATAATATTATAGATTTCACAGAAACTAATCCGTTTGGAAAAATATAATGTCAACATATAATCGTGTCATCAGAAAATTAGTTGTTGGATTTGGTAATCTTTTTGACAACATAACACTATACAGATTCAAAATAGATGAGACCGAATCTGAGAGGTTCATTGTTCCTATTACATATGCAACCAAAGAACGTTATGTTATGAGACTTGAAGCGGATTCAGAACTAGACAAAAAGGTACAAATAACTCTACCAAGAATGTCATTTGAAATGGCCGGGCTTACATATGATGCTAGTAGAAAACAAAATACCAACATCAAAAATTTTAAAGGAACAAATTCTGCAACCGGAGTTATTGCACAATACAATCCTGTACCATATAATTTTGATTTTAATCTATACATCTATGTAAGAAATATTGAAGACGGTACACAAATTATCGAACACATACTACCATTCTTTACACCAGACTACACAATCAAATTAAATTTGATTCCTGAAATGGGTATTGTTAAAGAAGTACCAATAATTTTGAATTCAACTTCACATGATATTATTTACGAAGGCGGTAGAGAAAATGAAACCAGAATGATAATCTGGACATTAAACTTTACAGTCAAAGGTTTTGTATTTGGTAAGACCACCGAAACTGGTGTTATTAATCGTGCATTTGTTTCGGTGTACAATCTAATTACCGAAGAAGATGTTGTTGAATTTAATTTGAATTTAGATTCTGGTTTTGGTACATACAAAGTTGGTGAAAAAGTATATCAAGGATATACATCAGATGATGTATCAGCAACAGGAATTGTTGTGCAATTTAAAGACAACCTACTTAGATTAAAAGCACTAACAGGAAACTTTGTATCCGATAAACCTATATACGGTATTAATACTTTGGCAAACTATAAATTCACCACATACAATCTGAACCCATTGAAATTTGTTGAAGTGGATGCTGTTGGTAGAGTATCTACAGATATCGACTTTATGACTGTTGATAAAGTTGACGCTAAGGTTGACAACACACTAAATGAAGTCTTGACAATTAACAAGGCTGCAAACCAATAAACATCAAATGAGAGAAATAAATGGCTAAACAAACAATCAATATTGGTATTAGAGCAAATGATGGTAAAGGCGATACACTAAGAACCGCATTTGTTAAATCAAATGACAACTTTACTGAGTTGTATACCAACGTTTCCAATAATGCCAATACCTCAAACTCATTATCAGCAAACAATGCCGCTACAGCACAAGGGGCTTTCAACAAAGCCAATTCTGTTTTCTTAGGTGATATCAGTTTTACCGATACCATAATGTATAGTAATACAAAAGTGGAAATTGGTAATGATCGCCACAACGAAAAAGCTTGGGGTTTATTGTATGGCCAATTAACAACTCAAGCAGCAAATACATATGGGCACAGTGTTGCATACGATTCAGCCAATAACATTTATGTTGCACTGACAACACAGAATCTATCTACAGGTTTCCCGCAATCAACAATTGTGAAATTTGATGCAACAGGTGAAATATTCTGGTCACGTTCTGTGCCAGCAAACACCTCATATGGCAGTTTTGCCGAATCATTAGACATTGATGCAAACAACAATGTTTATTTGTTAACAAATATTCCAGGTAATTTTTCAACTTTAGTTACCAAATTTAATTATCTTGGCCAAAATGTTTGGAGTTCCATGGTTGAAGATGCCATGGGTTCTGTGGACATTACTGTTGATGACCAAGGATTTCCATACTTTGTTGGTGAACATAACCTGTTAACTGGTCTTGATAATACAGGTGAACTATTGTTTACCTACTTTACCTCACAAACAGAATCCACAAATGCATTTTGTTGTTTAGCATTACCAAATGAATATGGTGTTTTAGTTGGTTCTGCAAATGGAAAAGTTCATAAGTTTGATACAGAAGGTGTTTATATTTGGACAAACAATGTTGATGTAAATGGCAATACAATTATAAGTTTGACTTCTGATACATCAAATAATTGGTACGCAGCATCAAATACTAACATTTATAAATTTAGATCCAATAATCAATTGTTATGGGAAAAAAGTATAACTGGTATCACAACACCAAAAATAAATTGGATCAAACATAAAGACGATTATCTATATGTGAATGGTGCAACAGTAGATGCAAACAATCAGGCAGCATTCATTACTTACAAAATTGATGCAAATGGTGCATTGGTTTGGGCCAAGGCATTAGAAATTGCAAATGCAAATCAAACAATTAGATTTGGACACAGACAACTAGATGTTTCTGGTGATTATTTTGTTGGTATTGGTTATAACAAATCATCAAGTGTCGCAAACACAAATGCAGTTGTTTATCAATTACCTGTAGATGGTTCTCTATCGGGCACATACCTTGGTGCAAATGGTAGTTCTTGGGGTGATTTTACATATGTCGGTATACCCGAAGCAAACACGGCAACAAGTACAACTGTTGGTAGTGGCAACACAACCGTAACGATTGCAGAAAATACAGACTATACAGAAACAATGAATGTAATTGTCTATACAAGTCCTGATGGACGATATGGAAAATCTGTAACGCAGCTGAAACAAAAATGGCAATTCAATTCTAATGGTAAAATAATACTACCGTCTTCTGGTGATCCAACAGGCGTAGATTTGAGCGGTAAAAATATTGTAAATACAGGAAATGTTATATTTACAAATGGCACAACACAAAGAGCTGCAGCACTACCTCTTGCAAACTTGAAAGTAATTGTTGCTGCATCATCCAGTTTTGCCGATTTTCAGAGTAGAATTGCAGCATTATAATTAATTTAAAAACTATGAATACATTTGACAAGAACATGGAAAAATTATTTGATGTAACACCGGTAGAACAAAAAGAAAAACCTTTGTTGCCGGTGGTTACAAAATCTGAAAACGGTCCAGATTTAAAAAATGATTTGGAAGATGCATATAACCAAACAAAAGATAATCTACAGGAATTAATTGACCAAGGCAAAGAAGCCATGGAAGAAATACTCAACATTGCGAAAGCAGGACAACATCCTAGGGCATTTGAGGTATATGGTACACTGTTGAAAAATGTGGTAGATGCAAATAAGGAACTACTTGCAGTACAAAAACAAATGCGTACAATGGATGGTAAACCAAAAGAAGGTGATACCAAGATTGACAAAGCCATCTTTGTTGGTTCAACCGCAGAACTGAACAAGTTACTTAAAGGTAAAGAATGAGTGGTGATTTAAGATTTGGTGAAGCGTATAGAGATAATCCTTTACTTAAAAAAGCTGGCGTCAAGGTAGAATATACTCAAGAACAAGTTGATGAATACATTAAGTGTAAAAACGACCCAATCTATTTTGCAAAAAATTATATCAAAATTGTGAACGTTGATGAGGGTTTGATTAATTTTAGTATGTGGCCGTTTCAAGAGGAAATGCTTAAATTATTTGCAAGCAATCGTTTTGTTATTACCAAATGTCCCCGTCAGGTTGGTAAGACAACCACAACTGTTGCATATATGTTGTGGGAAACTATCTTCAAAGATACACAAAACTGTGCAGTATTGGCCAACAAAGGTTCTTTGGCAAGAGATATTTTGGCCAAGTATCAACTTGCATATGAAAATCTACCTATGTGGTTGCAACAAGGTGTGGTTACCTGGAACAAAGGTAACGTAGAACTAGAGAATGGTTCTAAGATTATTGCTGCATCCACATCAAGTTCCGCCATTCGTGGTGGTGCATTTAACATTGTATTCTTGGACGAATTTGCTTTCGTTCCAACAAATATTGCGGAAGAATTCTTTAACTCTGTTTACCCTGTAATTTCATCAGGTAAAAAGACAAAAATTATTATTGTGTCTACACCTAATGGTATGAATCTATTCTACAAACTGTGGATGGATTCAATCAACAAGAAGAATGATTATAAACCATTTGAAATTCACTGGTCTATGGTACCAGGTCGTGACGAAAAATGGAAAGAAGAAACAATCCGAAACACCTCAGAGAGACAATTCAAACAAGAGTTTGAAACCGAGTTCTTGGGTTCTTCTAACACATTGGTTTCGGGTTACAAGTTGCAACAATTGGTCTATGTAGATCCAGTTGCCAACCACGATTTGTTAAAAATCTATGAACATCCAGTCAAAGAAGGTGTCAACGAATCTAAATCCGACCACCTATATTGTATAACAGTGGATGTATCTGAGGGTAAGAACCTAGACAGTTCAGCGTTTTCTGTTATTGACATTTCGCAGACACCATACAAACAGGTGGCCACATATAAGAGTTCGTCTATCACACCAATATTGTTTCCTACGGTCATCTACAATACAGCCAGATACTACAACGATGCATATATTCTGGTAGAAATTAATAACAATCCACAAGTGGCAGACTCTTTACACTCGGATTTTGAATATGAGAATCTGTGGAAAATATTTACAGGCAACAAGAAACCCCAACAATTGTCTGCTGGTTTTGCTCGGGGCATTCAAATGGGTCTAAAAATGTCACCACAAGTCAAGGCAATTGGTTGTTCCAACCTAAAAACTTTGATTGAAGGTGACAAACTATTGATAAATGACTTTGATACCTATTCGGAATTAACAACTTTTGTTCAACAAAAGAATTCTTTTTCTGCGGAAGAAGGTGCAAATGATGACATGGTAATGTCTTTAGTTATTTTTTCATGGGTAACAACTCAACAATACTTTAAAGAAATTGTCAACCACGACATTCGCAAACAAATTCAACTGGAAAATATGAACCAGATGGACGATGATGTTCTACCCGCACCAATTATTGAAGATGGTTTAGAACATGATTTTGAGATAGTGGGTGGAGACCTGTGGGAAGTTGCAGACGGTTCAGAAGTATATTCAAACTTTACAAAAAAGATGATGGATCGGTTGTAAATCCGGCCTTTCATAAATACACATATGGTATTTTGCCAAAAGAACATAATAATTCAAGGAGAATAAAATGGCATTTCAAATCTCTCCAGGCGTAAATGTATCTGAGATCGACCTAACTACAGTCGTTCCATCAGTACAAACTACGACCGGTGCATTTGCTGGAACATTTCAATGGGGTCCAGCAAATAAAATCAAATTGATTGGTGACGAAATAACACTAGCTAGCACATTCGGTAAACCAGACTCAACTACATCAACATCGTTTTTTACTTGTTCCAATTTCTTGGCTTACGGCAACAGTTTAAATGTTGTCAGAGCTGTTGGTGATGCATCGTATAACGCATCAAGCGCTTCAGCTATATTAATAAAAAATGAAGATATTTATGAAATTACATATTTGTTGTCAGGTAACTCCAATACATACGGATCTTTCGTTGCAAGATATCCAGGTGCACTAGGTAATTCTTTGAAAGTTTCTGTTTGTGCTAAAGCAAGTCTTTTCTCAGGTTGGACATATGCTTCATATTTTACATCTGCACCAGGCACATCAGAATATGCAACGTCTGTAGGTGGTTCTCTTGATGAAATGCACATTGTTGTTATTGATGAAGATGGCTTTTTCACTGGTGTTAAAGGAACAGTTTTGGAAACATATGGTTTCCTTTCAGCCGCATCTGACGCAGTAATTAATGGTGTTTCAAATTACTACAAACAAGTTATTTTTAATAACTCAAAATATGTTTATGCAATGGATCCAGTTTCTTATTCTGATACAAATAGTACATGGGGCACAAGTGCAATCAATACTGTTTTTGTACAACCAACAGTAATTGCAAATATAAGTTTAAGTTCTGGTGTTACCAACGCACCATCAGATGGTAATATATCAAGTGCATATGACTTATTTGTTAACAAAGAAGCTGTTGACATTTCATTAGTATTGACTGGTGCTCATAGTGTTACAGTTCAACAATATGTAATCGACAATGTTGCCATCACTAGAGCAGATTGTGTGGCGTTTGTTTCTCCAAGATACTCAGACGTTGTTAACCAAGCTGGAAGTGAATCTACTAATATCACAAACTGGTTAGGTTCATTATCAAGAGCATCTTCATATGTTGTTGCAGATTCTGGATGGAAGTATCAACTAGACAAATACAACAACGTTTATCGTTGGATGCCATTGAATGCTGACATTGCAGGTTTGTGTGTTAACACAGATACAGTAAGAGATCCATGGTTCTCACCTGCTGGTCTGAATCGTGGTGCGATCAAGAACTGTGTTAAATTGGCATGGAATCCAACCAAAACATTCCGTGATGCGTTGTATAAACAAGGTGTAAACCCTGTTGTTTCATTTCCAGGCCAAGGCACATTGTTGTTTGGTGATAAAACATTGTTGGCCAAACCATCTGCATTTGACAGAATCAATGTCCGTAGATTGTTTATTGTCTTGGAAAAAGCAATTGCACAAGCCGCAAAATATTCATTGTTTGAATTGAACGATGAGTTTACCCGTGCTCAGTTTGTTGCTTTAGTAGTTCCGTTCTTGCGTGACATTCAAGGTCGCCGTGGTATTACTGATTTCAAAGTTGTTTGTGATTCAACAAACAATACAGCACAAGTAATTGACAGCAATCAATTTGTTGGTGATATCTACATCAAACCTGCTCGTTCAATTAACTACATTCAGTTGAACTTTGTTGCTGTTGGAACTGGTGTTGACTTCACTACAGTTGTTGGCGCAGCCTAATAAATAAAACGACAATAGGAGAATACAATGGCATTCAACGTAGCAGAATTTAGAGCGAATATGATTGGTGACGGAGCCCGTCCTAATCTGTTCTCAGTCTCTTTAGTTTTTCCAACACTAGCCGTAAACGGCGCACTAGCTGGTCAGAAAGTTAATTTCATGGCCAAAGCTGCACAACTACCAGGTTCAACAATTGGTACTGTACCAGTTTTTTACTTTGGTCGTGAGATGAAGTTTCCTGGTAACAGAACTTTTGCCGACTGGACATTGACAATCATCAACGATGAAGATTTCGCAATACGAAATTCTTTAGAATCTTGGATGAATGCAATCAACAGCCATGCAACTAATGTCCGTTCTGGTGCTGCAATTGGTTCAACAGGTTACTCTGTAGATGCAAGTGTGACACAATACGGCAAGACAGGAAATGAGCTTAAGAAATACAACTTTGTTGGTATGTTCCCACTAGACTTGGCACCAATTGATTTGGATTGGGGTTCAAATGATGCAATTGAAGAATACACTTGTACGTTTGCTTACCAATTCTGGGAAACAAATACAACAACTTGATATATGCGGAGGGCCTTGGGCCCTCCATGTTTTTTTGATTTTATAATTACACACAAAATATGGCAAATACAAACAAGTTCTCACTGTTCGGTTTTACAATTTCTCGTCAACAAGATGAGGATGATAAAGTCGTTCAACAATCTTTTGCGCCACCAACTTCGGATGACGGCGCATTAACTATTACATCTGCCGCTTACTACGGTACATATGTTGACTTAGATGGCACCGCAAAGAATGAGGTAGAACTTATTTCTCGTTACCGTGAAATGGCAATGCAACCAGAAATTGAATCTGCGATAGATGACATAGTTAATGAAGCTATTGTACAAAATGATGATGGCAAAATTACTGAAATTGTTTTAGATGATTTAAAACAACCAGATAAAATTAAGAAGGCCATTAAAGAAGAATTCAATACCATTCTTCGTTTGTTTAATTATCAAAATATGGCACAAGATATTTTCCGCCGTTATTATGTTGACGGCAGAATGTATTATCACCTTATTATTGATCGTGAGAACCCACAAGAAGGTATTAAAGAGTTAAGATATATTGATCCACGTAGATTGCGTAAAGTGCGTGAGATTAAGAAACAAAAAGATGAACGCACAGGTGTGGAGATTATGAACCCTGTAAATGAGTACTACATCTACAATGACAAGGTAGTCTCAGGATCAGCCTCAAACTTTGGACCAGTCGGTACACGCATCACAACAGATTCGATCATCTCGGTGGTTTCTGGCCTTATGGATTCACGTAGGGCAGTTGTGTTGTCATATCTACACAAGGCAATCAAGCCATTGAATCAATTAAGGATGATTGAAGATGCAACAGTTATCTATAGGATTTCACGTGCTCCTGAACGCCGTATCTTTTATATTGACGTTGGCAATCTTCCTAAGTTAAAAGCGGAACAATACCTCCGTGACATTATGGTCAAGTATAAGAACAAACTTGTCTATGATGCAAACACAGGTGAAGTCCGTGATGACCGCAAGTTTATGTCCATGATGGAAGACTTTTGGTTACCACGTAGAGAAGGTGGCAAAGGTACAGAGATTACTACACTACCAGGTGGACAAAACCTAGGTGAGTTGGAAGATGTTAAGTACTTTCAAAAGAAATTATACGGTGCATTGTGTGTACCAGTTTCTAGATTAGAACCGAATCAAAGTTTTTCTCTTGGTCGTACCTCAGAGATTACTAGAGATGAATTGAAGTTCTCCAAATTTGTTGATAGACTACGTAACAAATTTTCGGATGTTTTTGACCAGGCTCTTCGTGTACAGTGTGTACTTAAAGGCATATGTACCAATGAAGAATGGAACTTGTTTAAAGAACACATTCACTATGATTTTATCAGAGATAATAATTTCTCCGAATTAAAAGAATCGGAATTAATTAATCAAAGATTGTCTTTGTTGGGTGCAGTCGATCCTTATACGGGCCGGTATTTTTCACAAAAGTGGATACAACAAAATGTGTTGCGTTTATCGGATGATGAGATTGAAGAAATGCAGGAACAAATTGACAAAGAAAAAGAAATGGGTCTTGGTTTGCCAGTTGCAGTAACTAACGATGTTGCACAACAACAAATGATGGGTCAGGTTCAAACTGACCAAATGGTACAACAGGCAAAGTTGATGCCCGATCAAGGTCAAGCTGATGGAGGTTCTGGTGGTTCTACATCAGCCAGCCCAAAAGCAAAGAGTTCTAGTGGTTCGAAGCCAGTTAAAGGTGATTTGAGTTTAGAAGATACTACCTTCACTAGATTAAAACGCATATTATAATTAGGAGATAAACATGGCAACAGCAAGAGAAATAGTAGACTATGCAGAACAAGATAACGCAAAAGAAATGCGGGATGCTTTGTATTCTGCATTGCAAGACAAGGTAATGGCGCACATTGAAGCACACAAACAAGTGGTTGCACAGAACATAATGAACCCACCAGAAGCAGCTGTTGAAGATGAAGCGATTCAAGCATCAGCTTAATTTTGTCATATTGGTATAAATATTATTCAAACAATAACAGGGATTTCAAATGGCAAATGCATTTTCATATCAAGTCATTAAAGACACAACAGAACATGCCGTTATTAAGTTAACAGGCAAGTTTGATGGTACAGGACAAGAAGATAATCACTTTAGAATTACAGCTAATACGTTGTCGGGTGCATTAGATAGTTCCAAAGCAAATTTACTTTCATCAACCGCAAACACAGGACCATTGGCATTTTATGGTTTGTCATTAAATCGTATGTGGTATGATTGTTCAACTGATGGTGATGTACAATTATTCTGGCACGCCGATACAGCTGTAACATTAATGATATTGAACGGTAACGGTGAATATGACGGTGCCGGCAACTGGACAACAATTCCAAACAATGCAAAAGGTACCGCTGGTTGCAAAGGCGACATTGGTATACAAACCCGTGGTATGGTTGCAAACAGTTCTTATACAATTGTACTAGAATTACGTAAAGACAATGAACACTACCAACGTGGACAGTTCAACGATCCTGCTGCCTTCAATTATGGTAGTTACGGAATAAGACCATAAGGACCAACATGAAACTCATTAAAGAAATTACCGAATCAGTAAACTATTTGGTGGAAGAAAATGATGGAAAGAAAACTCTTTTCATTGAAGGTCCATTTTTAGTTTCTGAGAAGGTTAACAAAAACGGCCGCATGTATAAAGAAGAAACCATGCGTAAAGAAGTTGGTCGTTATGTAACCGAGTATGTTGATAAAAATCGTGCCTTTGGTGAACTGGGACATCCAGACACCCCATCTATCAATCTGGATCGTGTGTCTCACATTATTGTGGGATTACGTCAAGAAGGAACTGCTTGGATAGGCAAAGCTAAAATTCTTGAAACACCAATGGGTAACATTGCAAGAAGTCTTATCGAAGGTGGCGCACAACTAGGTGTGTCTTCCCGTGGTATGGGTTCTCTCAAAGCTATCAACGGCGTTAACATAGTTCAAGATGACTTTCATCTGGCCACAGCGGCAGATATTGTAGCAGACCCTTCTGCGCCTGGTGCTTTTGTACAAGGTATTATGGAAGGTAAAGAGTGGATGATGGTAAACGGATCATGGACTGAGGTTCAGTACGAAGAAGCTAAGAGAGAAATCAAACAAGCTTCTAGTAAAGACATTGAACGTGTAAGTTTAAAAATATTCGAAAACTTCATCAAAAAACTTTAATTATAAATATCCAATATAAAATCAAGGAGATTCTCAAAATGGGAAAATTTAATCTGACAGACGCCGCTAAATCAATTCTTACAGAAGGCGCAAAGGAAAACTTTGAAGCTTCTGTAGCTCGTGGCCACAAAGAAGGTTCATCTAAACTACCTACATCTGTTGCTTATGGCATGAAAGATGCTGGCGAAGTTGCTGGTGAAATCAAGAAACAAGATGACGAAACTGGTGATTACACCAAAGGTGTTCCAACAGCTACACCTCCTGGCGCAACACCACCTGTCGGTTCACAACCTGGCAGCAAACTATCTGGTCCTGCCGATTCACAAGGTGCTGAACACAAAGCTGTTCAAGCAGCTGCAACAGACTATTCTGCCATTCGTGACAGAATTAAAGCTAAACTTGCACCACAAATGATGCAAGCAAATCCAGGTGCAACATTCCAATCTTATGCTGAAGAAACAGAAGAAGAAGTTGTTGCTGAAGAAAGCCACGAAGATGCTGGTGAGGACAAAGCAATGATTAAGAAAATGATGAAGAAACAAAAAATGAAAGAACAGATGGACCAAGATGTTGGTGCATTACTTTCTGGTGAAGAATTGTCCGAAGAATTCAAAACAAAAGCAACCACAATTTTTGAAGCAGCCGTTATTGCTCGTTCACAAGCCATTTTGGAAGAAGTTGAAGAAGCAATGTACGAAGAATTCGAAGCTTCAGTTGAAGAGGTTAAGGAAGAATTGTCTAAGAAATTGGATGACTACATTAACTACATGTCAGAAGAATGGTTCAAAGAAAACCAATTGGCAATCGAAAAAGGACTACGTGCCGAAATCGTTGAAGATTTCATCCGTGGTATGAAAACTTTGTTCGAAGACCACTACATTGACATTCCAGAAGAAAAAGTAAACGTTGTCGAAGAATTGACAGACAAGGTTGAAGAATTGGAAGACTCATTAAACGAACAGATTCAGACTGCCGTTCAAATGAAGAAACAAATTAACGAATACAAAAAAACAGAGGCTATACATGCAGTATGTGAAGGCCTAACGCAGACTCAAGTGGAGAAATTGAAATCACTCGCAGAGAGTGTTGATTTTACCACAGAAGAGGAATTTGGTCGTAAATTGGAAACATTGGTAGATTCATACTTCCAGTCTCCAATTAAAGCGATTGAAAGTTCTGTATTGCACGAAGCAGTGGAAGTTGAGGAAGACAAGAAGCCATCGGCATCTGTTGATCCTGAAATTGCACAGTACGCACAAACAATCTCTAAATCATTGGTTAAATAAATAAACTTTACCAATAAAAGATACTCATAAGGAGAACACTAAATGTATCTAACCGAAGAACTACAAAAAAAATGGGCACCTGTGCTTGAGCACGAAGGTCTAGAGTCCATCAAAGACCCATACAAGAAAGCTGTTACAGCGCTTGTTTTGGAAAACCAACAACGTGAGATGGCTTCTGCTCAATCTCAGTTGAATGAGACCACATATTCTGCAGCTCCAACAAACGCTACAGGTTCTGGCATTTCTAACTACGATCCAATCTTGATTAGTTTGGTTCGCCGTGCATTGCCTAACTTGATTGCATATGATGTTGCAGGCGTTCAGCCAATGACAGGCCCAACCGGCTTGATCTTTGCAATGCGTGCTCGTTATAACAACCAAAGCGGTGCAACTGGTAACGCTAATGAAGCATTCTTCAATGAAGCAAATACCATATTCACTGGTAATAGTTCCGATGCAAACCCATACGGTTTCAAAGGTAACGTTACAACTGACTCAGCAAGCGGATTTGGTTTTGCAAATACTTCAACTGGTATTGGCATGCCAACAACTAAAGCTGAAAGCCTTGGTGCTGATGATTCAACAGGTGTATTCAATCAAATGGCATTCACCATTGAGAAAGTTACTGTAACTGCTCAAAGCCGTGCGTTGAAAGCTGAATACTCACTAGAACTTGCACAAGACTTGAAAGCAATCCATGGTTTGGATGCTGAAACAGAATTGAGCAACATTCTTTCTACTGAGATTCTTGCTGAAATCAACCGTGAAGTTATCCGTACAATCTATACATGCGCTGTTGCAGGTGCTCAGTATGGTACTACAACTGCTGGTTCTTTCGACTTGGACACAGACTCTAACGGTCGTTGGTCAGTTGAACGTTTCAAAGGTTTGATTTTCCAAATTGAACGTGATGCTAACGTAATTGCTAAGCAAACTCGTCGTGGCAAAGGTAACGTGATGATTGTATCGTCTGACGTTGCTTCCGCAATGGCAATGGCTGGTGTGTTGCAATACACTCCTAACCTATCTGCTGACCTACAAGTTGATGACACAGGCAATACATTTGCTGGTTTGTTGCACGGTCGTATCAAAGTTTACATTGATCCATATTTTGGTGGTTACACAAGCAACCAAGAATTGGTTACAGTTGGTTACAAAGGTACTTCACCTTATGATGCTGGATTGTTCTATTGCCCATACGTTCCTTTGCAAATGGTTCGTGCAATTGACCAGTTCACATTCCAACCAAAAATTGGATTCAAAACACGTTACGGCATGGTTGCAAACCCATTCGCAACTGGTTTGACAACTGGCAGCGGTGCATTAGACAGACGTAGCAACGTTTACTATCGTATCTTCACAGTTAAAAACTTGATGTAATCCCAGGGTACCAGGGATGGGAAGAGTCACCACTAAGAGTGACATTTAAAGACCACCTTCGGGTGGTCTTTTTTTTTGGCTCCTAAATACTGATAGAGGAGATAACATGACTGCAATAACTAGATCACCAGAAAATACCAATTTACTTCAACCCACAAAATTTTTATTGTCATTCGATAGAATTAGGGCCACACAGTATTTTTGTCAGTCGGTTAATCTACCGGGCGTTTCTTTGGGTGAGGTTAATAGAGCCACTCCATTCTTAGACATGTATTCACCTGGTACCAAACTAACGTATTCTCCACTTGATGTTGAATTTTTGGTTGATGAAGAATTACAATCATGGAAAAACATATATGATTGGTTCACCTCAATTGCTGATCCAGATGGTTTTGAAAAACGCAACGGTAGTAAAGAACTACAAAACAACAAACATTTTTCAGACGCAACATTAACTATTCTAAGTGGATTAAACAATCCAATTCTAAGAATACAATATACAAATTTATTCCCGTTGAGTATAAATGATATTCAATTTGATACTACACAATCCGCAGACACCATTATAACCGCAAGCGCAACATTCAGGTATCAATCATACAAATACTTGACAGTTTAATACTTTTGTGATATAATGTTTTGATTATGGCAATTATAAATAACTATGGAAACACTTGAAATAATATTAAAAATGTGGGAATCGGATGCAGTCATCGACCAAACCGAACCCAGCAAAGAACTATTAAAGATACCTGTATATCACAGTAAATATCTTGGCATTCTGACCAAACATAAAATCGCATCAAAGAAAGCTCATTTTGATTACCTACGTATGCGTAAGGTAAAGTGGGAATACTTTACTGGCAAAATGTCACAAGATGAATTGACTGAATATGGTTGGGAACCTTTTCAGTTTGCATTGAAGTCTGACATTAATACTTACTTGGAAGCAGACAAAGACCTTATCAAATTATTGGAGAAAAAGGTCTACCATGAGGAAGTCGTTTCAGTTATTGAATCTATTATGGCCGAATTGAAACAAAGAACATGGCAACTGCGAGACTTTATATCATGGGAGAAATTCGTTGGTGGACAGTAAAACGTTAAAAAATAGAGAACGTAAAGCTCGTAGAAATCATAGAGACAGACAAAATACCAGAATGAATTTTGGTAAATATAAAGGTTTCTATTTCAAAGATGTTCCCACCGATTATTTGGAATGGGCAGCCAAACATTGGGTTGAACCACAATATAGACCCATATTAATATTAGTAGTTGAAGAAATTGAATACAGACATTTTAATAACTAAACGGAATGAAGTATACGCCAAAGTGACCTGTGAGAAGCACGTTGCAAAGGAATTATCTGAGTACTTCACGTTCTTTGTGCCTGGTTACCAGTTCGTTCCAGCCTATCGGAATCGCATATGGGACGGTAAGATCCGTCTATTCAATCTACAGAGCAGTCAATTATATCTTGGTTTGATTCCATATCTTAAAGAGTTTTGTGAAGAACGTGAGTATGCATATTCACATGACATTATTGAAGATGAATATTCAGTCTATCATGCACAAAAATTCTTTGACATATTGAATCTACATTCACAAGGTAAACAAATTGGTGTAAGAGAACACCAACAAAATGCATTTATTGAGGCCATGCAAAAACGGAGAGTCTTACTGTTATCTCCCACTGCATCAGGCAAATCACTTATCATATATTTGTTGTTCAGACAGTTGTTGCAGTATCAACAGTTAAAAGGTTTAATCATTGTTCCAACAACAACATTGGTTGAACAGTTGTATTCAGACTTTGCAGACTATTCATCCGTTAACGGATTCAATGTGGAAGAAAATGTACACAGAATCTATCAAGGTAAAGATAAACTAACGGACAAGAATTTAACAATCTCCACATGGCAGTCACTCTACAAGTTACCACCAGAATACTTCCATCAATTCCAATATGTCATTGGTGATGAGGCACACCTATTCAAGGCACAATCATTAACATCAATACTAACATCTTGTGTTAATTCAAAGTATAGAATTGGATTGACTGGTACATTAGATGGCACAAAAACACACAAATTGGTATTAGAAGGTTTGTTTGGACCAACGAAAAAGGTCATATCAACTAAAGAGTTGATTGACAAGAATCAATTATCAGCATTCAACATAAAGTGTCTGATACTGAAACATTCGGATGAAGTATGCAAAGAAATGAAAGATGCAACATATCCAGATGAGTTGAAGTATTTGATTGAGTCTGAAAATAGAAATCGTTTCATTCGTAATTTGGCAATCAGTCTGGAGAAAAATACATTGGTTCTTTTTCAGATGAAGAAACATGGTCGTGCATTATACGAAATGATTAAACAGAAGGCAAATGGTCGTAGTGTTTATTTTATTGATGGTGATGTAGACACTGTTGTCAGAGAAGAAGTTAGAAAGATTATGGAAATAGAAAACGATGCAATCACTGTGGCCAGTTTTGGTACCTTTTCTACTGGTACAAACATTAGAAATTTACATAACATCATATTTGCAAGCCCAAGTAAATCAAGAATTAGAAACCTACAATCTATAGGTCGTGGTTTAAGGCAAAATGAAGGTAAGGAAATGGCCACATTATATGATGTTGCTGATGATCTTAGAATTAAAAAACACACAAACTTCACATTACAACACTTCATCGAAAGAGTGAAGATATATAATGAGGAGAAGTTTCCTTTTAAAATTTACAATATAGGACTTAAAAATGGCCATTAAAATAGTAAGATTTAAAGACGGTCTAGATGTAATCTGTGACTGTGTGTATACCTCAGATGACATGGTGGAAATTACTGATCCAATGTTGTTTGAATTAAGAGGTACCAATTTAATGTTACAGTGTTGGTTGCCTATGGCAGTAATCAAAGAGAACAAGGTACAGATTGATGTGGAAACCATTTTGTGTTTGATGGATCCAACCGAAGACTTTGAAGAATATTACCTTAATGCATCAACAAAATTAAACGAATCAACTAAAAAAGAAAGAGAAGTGGTACTTACAGATGAGGTACTCTCCGCTTTTGAGGAAAAGGAATCTAGTAAGAATTCCTTAATACATTAATAAGCTAATAAAAAAATTAATATATTAATATCATCCGGGGTACACCGTGGACTTTAACACATGTCAAGCCCTTTGTCAACAACTTTTTATGGTACATTTGAATGAGTAAACAGAAACATTATATAAACAATCAAGACTTCCTAAAGGCACTTGTCGATTACAAAGCCCGTTGCGTAGAAGCCGAACAATGTGGTAAACCTAAACCAATCATTCCAAATTACATTGGTGAGTGTTGGATGAAAATTGCCGAAGGCCTATCACACAAACCAAACTTCATTAACTACACATACCGAGATGAAATGGTTTCCGATGGTATTGAAAATTGTTTGATGTACTTTGAAAACTTTGATCCAACAAAGTCTTCCAATCCATTTGCATACTTTACTCAAATCATTTACTTTGCCTTCCTAAGACGCATACAGAAGGAAAAGAAACAGCTGTATGTCAAGTATAAAGCCACAGAGATGTATGGTATTTTGGATGAGTTTGAAATGTTAGAAGGTGAAGATGGTTCAAGTAGACAATTTGAACTGTATGACAACATAGCTGAATTTATTGGTAACTATGAGGACTCTAAGAAGGCAAAGAAAGCCGAAAAAGATGCGGCAAAGAAACCAAAAGGGCTTGAAAAATTTATTGAGGAGTGATATAATGAAAACTTATGGTGAACTTTTACCTGGTTTAAAAGTGATTGTGCATAAAAAACACACTGATGACCGTGGTGATTTCTGTGAACTTTGGAAAATAAATGATGATGGTATGAGAGGTAACTTTCGGCAAGTCAATATAGCAACATCAGTTTTTAATGTGTTGCGTGGTATGCATAGGCAAAATCAAACTAAACTTGTTATGCCTTTGAGTGGCAGAATATTTGATGTTGCATTGGAACCAGAAACTGGTAAATGGTTTGGTATTGAGTTGGATGAAAGTAATGCACTATTCATACCAGCACAATACGCC